GGTTATCGGTATGATTTTTGGAAAAATTAAAGAGCATGAGGAGTTTCACCAGAAGTTGGAGGATGCCTTTAACGCGCACAAACTCTATTCCGCAAACACCTATACGACAAAGGGAGATATGAAGGAGATTAAGGACGAAATTGTGACCCATCTCAATCGTATTGAGGACAAACTCGATAAGAAAGCAGATAAATAATGTTGAAAAAGGCTGCGCTTGTATCATCATCCGTCATAGCTATTGCCCTCCCTTTTACAGCACATGAGGAGGGCCTCCGCACTGCCGCTTACCTTGATGGTGTCGGTGTTCCAACAATCTGCTATGGTGAAACGGAAGGCGTGAAGCTAGGCGATAAAAAAACGAAACAAGAATGCGATGCAATGTTTTATGCGAAACTCGGAGTCTTTGCTTTTGCGATTGATGCTGAAATACAGCCAACAATGACACCTAATTTTCACGCGGCGATCACGAGTTGGGCTTATAATGTCGGTCTTGGGGCAGCACAGAAGTCAACACTGATTAAAAAAGCGAATGCTGGTGATTTTGTCGGGGCCTGTAACGAGTTACCAAAATGGAAATATGCAGGGGGAAAACCTACACTTGCAGCGCGGCGCGAACGTGAAAGACAACTTTGTATGAAAGGAATCGAAAATGCCGAAATTATACCTTCTTCTGGCGGTACTCGCTCTTCTTGGAATAACTAACGGCGTTACCGCATATAAATTCTTTGGTTTTGGAAAGAATGTAGTTCAAATAAAATGGGACGCGGCAAACTCTGTCGATGCAAATCAGAAATTAACGGTAAAGGAGAAACAAAATGAAGTTCGTAATAATCGCCCTGATGTTGATAGTGCCATTAAGCGGATGCGCAAGCCCTCCACATGGTAGTGCTGGGAGCGAGTACGATAAAGCCATCGTTCCTGATGTGATTGTGTACCCACAAACCGTTTTAGACAAGACAATCGTTGAGCTGCAATCTAATTCATGCCCTGCTATGACAGAGCTTGTGATTGATTACGGTGTTATGCGTGACCAAGCGCGTGTTGCCATTGGTACAAAAGTTGACGTGCAGAGGTAAAAATGACATACGCAAGAACAGCAATTCGTGATTTCTCCACCGCCAACAAGATTTACTCTGGCGCAACCGTCACATTTTATGAAGAAGACAACGGTGTTAAAACGGCTGTGAAAGCTGACTTATACTCGTCACTTAGCGGCAGTTCCAAGGTATCAAATCCTCAAGTTCTGGATGCTTACGGTAAATTTAGGCAGCCAGTTTATATCGAAACATCTGTGATTGCCGAGATTACAGGGTTTGGGAATGCCCCCGACCATGAAACGGGAATAATCAATAGAGAGATAATTTTCTCAGGAACGGGAAGCCCAGAGGGGGTCGTTGCTGCGTCAGTAGGGTGTTTGTATATCAGGACTGACGGAGGGGCTGGGACAACGCTGTACGTTAAAGAAACTGGTGGAACGACAAGCAACGGTTGGAGTGCAAAATAATGACAAAAAGAATTTATGAATTTGATACTTGGAGACCGGGTTACGGCGGAGCGACTGTTTCAGTATTTAAGGCTGGCACAACTGACCTCGCGGACATTTTCACGGATGAATCGTTGACTGCGGCTGCGGACAATCCACTTGTTCTGTCTTCTATGCTCGCGCCAGATGGCACTCGGTATGGCAAGTTTTCTGCACCTTTATACACGGAGCAGTCATATTACATGGAAATTGGTGGCATTGAAACGACTGGAATTATCAGACCTTCGATTTCAAGCCTTTCTGGTGAGGATGCTTCATTAGCGGTCATCACTCCGAATGGATCTTCTCAGGAAACCCAACTATCTGACTTTGCATCACTACAGGTTTTTGTTTCGCTGTATGGTGAGTTTGTAGAAGGCTCTGGTGGCGTGGCATCGTCAAATACAGATACGTTGGCTCTTGCTATTGCAGCCGCACAGAATGGTGGTGAAGTGAATGTTCCGGCAGGGACATATAAGATAAATTCAATAGAAGTTCCGAACGGGGTCATTATCAAGGGGATGGGTCGGGAATCAACCATTTTGCAAAGCGAAATCGGCGATAAGAGCTTTGTTATCGTTGGAAATAGGGCCGGATTTAAGGACATCACTCTTGATGGAGTGAGCCTTACGACAGATAGTATCGGCGTGTTTTCGGCTGGGAATGACGAAATTGTATTCGATAGCGTCATGGTAAAACGCTTTGAAACAGGTATTTACTTTAAGGGTGGATACGGTCATATTTGGAATGATTTATCAATCCAGAATACTGAATATGGAGCAAAACTTCATGGAGATGTCACTGATAGCGGAACTTCTTTTGAGGATTCTGTGTGGAATGGCGGGATCGTAAGTGTCGCAACGACAAAAGGCATCGCGTTTGAATATGTTGATGCACTTTGCAAGAATATGTCACTCAAGAATGTTGGATTTGAGAGCAACACTGGCATCGCGGTTGATATTCGTGGCGCACAGTTCATTGACTTTGATAATTGCTGGTGGAATGCGAACACGAACAATGTCGCCATTGCAGATGATGACGCAGCCCTGACCCCAACCACAACATATCAGAACGATGTAATATCAATCCACTTTGATGGCGGGAAGATGAAGAATGGCACGTTTACCGTAACTGGAACTTGCCAAGATGTTATTCTGAACTCAATGAGCATAGAGGATGTTGATTTTACCCTGACAACCCCGCTTAACAATTTCTTGGTAATGAAAAACTGCACCGAAGATTCAAGCGTTACTGTCGCAGGGGAGGCCACAAAACTTATTCGTGTGAACGATACGAATAATGGCGGGGCATTCGGCGTAACAACAACAAATACCGTGACAAAAGCGTGGAGCATGAAACTCGATGCTGGTCAGATAGGGTACTTTATTGCTCGCGTCATTGGCCGTGGTCGTAACGTAGCACAACGTGCCGTGTATCATATCGGATGTGGGGCATATCGCGCAGGGTCAACACTTGCTTATGATACCCAGACAGCGAACTTTTCAAAGGGCGCAGTCGTAACTGGTGCATCAAGTGGGGCAACGGCTCGTATTCAGGATGACTCAGACAGTGGTTCAACGGGGACACTTACCCTGATTGATATTAAGGGAGAGTTTATAGATAACGAAATTATCACGGATGATAATGGAACGCCCGGAAGCGCGACTGTGAACGGTGTCTTATCGCACCAGAACGCCGCACTTGATACGACTGGAAACGTGAACATAAGGGCCGTTTATGAAACGAACGCGAACTGGCTTGCCGCTTTCGCTGCAAACGGTCAGGAGGTGGAATTGCGCGTCACAGGCGATACATCCCAGACTGTAGAGTGGACGATTGATGTTGAGGTGGTCACAACATGACATGGGGCGACATTGAACTCAATAAAAAGCTGTTTAAAAACATTGATGAAGATGCTCTGACATCTACATTCTCTGGTCTTGAAAACTGCTTTGTAACTGAGGCCGGAGGAATAAGCAGATTCCCCGGACTTAAATTGTTTTGTGATTTAGGGATACAATCAGACATCCATATCGGAAGATACCAGAATGACATGATCGCGGTCAGTCTTGATGGGCGTACATATCGCGTAAATACCGCTGGTGATTTCAAGGAAATAGAAGGTTCTCGTGTCCTTGGTGGGGATAGGGTAAGTTTTGCCAGAACAAGGGACGGGCTGTTGATGGCAGGAGGCTCTGAAATCGTCCATTATAACGGCGTGAAGAACGACATTCTAAGCAAAGATGCGCCGTTGTCGTCGTGGGTTGGGTTTATTGATGGTTACGTCCTTGCGGTGGAAAAAGACAGTGGCCGTTTCCAGCACAGCAATTTCAGTGATAATGGCACATGGGATCCACTTAATACGTTTGCCGTTGATGGTTCCCCCGACAATATCAATGCCATGCTTATCACCCCATTCAACGAAATATTGTTCACTGGCGAGGAAAGCATCGAGCAGTACGAGAGGTCTGTTGGCGGGACTTCGGCGTTCTATCGCAGATGGAGTGCTGGCGATGGAATCAGCGAGCCTTGGACGCTATGCCATGCGGATAATGCGTCTTGGGGGCTTAATTCAAGGTACGAATTTGCGAGGATTTCAGGGCAGACAACGCAGAGCGTATCGGAATCAATCCAGAAAGAGATTGAGGAAACATATAGTTTTAATAATCTCGGCAATCTGGATAGCGCGTGGGCTGCTCCGATAAACATAAAAGGGCAGAAATTCATCATATTTCAAGCCCCAAAAGCCACAAACAAATACGGGACAAAGGGATTCACTGCTGTTTATGACATCAGACGCAACCAATGGTTCGATATAAATGGATGGGATGCAAGCAATGGTGTTCCTGATTTGTGGGCTGGACGGTCTGTCTTTAGTCTTTGGGGAAAAACATTTGTGGGTGGTGAAGGAAAGATTTACGAGCTTGATAATTCTGTAAATACAAACAACGGGCAAACGCAGCGCGTCTATATCAAAACTGGACATTATGAAAGCTCAGGAACAATCCGCATCGATGGAGTGCGATTTACCCTGAAACGCGGTGTCGGGAGTTACGAAAAGAACCCCAAAATCATGTTCCGCTCTAATCCTGACAATAAAGGATTCGGAAATTACCAATACCGCGACCTCGGAATGACCGGTGAAGAAAATATGTTCGTGGAGTTCGGCAATCAGGGGACTGCGGACACATGGCAGTTTGAGATAACGATTACGGATGATTGCCCTGTTGAGATACGCAGGATGCAGATAGACGCAACGAAAGTACCAAGATAATGGCAGAAACAACGACATCAAACTCCGCATCACTCCCCTCTATCCTTGAGCCTCCGCCAAGGACAACGGGAAACTCACAGCAAGATTTCCCGCTTGTTGTGGATTGGATGTGGAAGGCGTATCAGATCATCAACCAGTCTGTCACATATATCAGCTCACAGGTGGATGGTAATGACGAGATAAGTTTAACAAATCTGCCAGACCCAGCGACTTCTACCATTGCCGTTGCGCAACAAACGGCAAATGCTGCATATACTTATGCAAATACTTTGGCCAATAAAATTGAAGCTGGATTGGTAAAGGGGACGGTAATTGTTTCAGATGCGAATACAACAGGCGCAGTCACATTTTCAGATGCACAAACCGATACGGAATATGTTATCATGCTTCAAGCAAAGTCTGTATCAGGAACACCCGCATCAGGCGCATTTACAATTTCATCAAAAACATATTCTACGACCGGTTTCTCGTTCAGCATATTAACAGCGCCGGGGGTTGGAACTTCTGTAACATTTGATTGGCAACTCGTGAGGGATATAAATGTCTGAGAACGATTTTCAGAGTATTAACCAGAACCAATATCGGGGTTCCAGATATTCCAGCTTTGTCGGGGGCGGGACGGATTCGGCTGGAAACGTAACGGCAGCTGGTTCAGAGAACACGTCTAATACAGTCGCGTCTTCTAACCCAAGTTTGCCACAAAATCAGAATGTCAATGTCAATCAGTCAATTCTGGGTAATACAAATGTTTCTAATCCAGTTTTAAGCGGGTCTTCTGGCAGTGTTGTTACAAGCGGATTACAAGCAGTAGCACCAACAGTTGGGGCGCGAGTTGGTGCAAATTTAGCTTTAGGCAGTGGTATAGAGGGTTCTTTAAGCGGGGTAGGCTCTGATATTGCTGGCCGCGTGAGCTCTGGCCTTCTTTCGTCTTCTACTAGCGGAGTGGCAACAAATGCAGCTTTATCTTCGATGGGAAGCAAATTAGGCCCAGCCACCGCCTCATCTGTTGGAAAAGCCTCTTCTGGGGCCAGCATGGGTGGAGCAGCTGGTTCTGGTATTGCGGCCGCCGCAGTAACGCTTTTGACTGGCGGCTCTGTCAAGGACGCTATTTTCTCTGGTGGCGGAGCATATCTTGGGTCATTGGCAGGTACGGCGGCAGGGGCGGCCATTGGCGGAACAATCGGCTCAGTCGTTCCAGTTGTCGGGACAATTATCGGGTCATGGCTTGGTAGTAAGTTAGGCGGCTTGTTTGGCGGGGATGTTGATTATCCTTATGCACGAGCAGATATTAACGTCAAGGATGGTAAGGCGTACTCGAAATATGAGGTTTTGGACGGGTTTAAGACGAAAGATATTGCGGCACTTGGCGATGCGACAAGTTCAGTTATCCAGAAATTTATTGATGCGACTGGTTCTAAAAATATAAGTGGGCCAAAGGCAACAATCGGATACCAAGTGGCCAGAAGCAAGAAGCATAAACTTAACCAGAGCGGGTTCTTTGCTGGTGGTAGGGGTGATTTTAATACTGGGGCAACATATCAGGGTTTGAAAACGTCTCAGTCTGCGGTTGAGTCATCTGTCAAGGATTGGTTGAAGACAGCATCATTCAATGATGCCCCTGATAAGCAGGGAGTCATCCAGAGCGGGTTGACGAACAACATGAGCCTTGATGATATTTACAGTTCATTGACCGGTACATATAATGCGCCGACAATCGTTAAGCCGCGCCAAGCAACATTTTATAGTTAGGAGATAATCATGGCCATTCAGCAGTTACCCACACAGCAAGGCGCACCGATGCAACAGCCTATGCCGCAACAAATTCCGCCACAAGGTATGGGAAATCCGCAACAGGGCGGAAATCAGCCTCCCATGCCGCAACAAGGGCAGCCACAAATGGGGGGACAGCCAACCAACGAGCAAATTCAAAAAGAGCTTGATAATCTTTTCCTGTTTGTGCTTTTAAAACGGATTGAATCCATG